ATGCATAACGACCAAACACAAAAGAAAAAATTACTAGAAGAAATTCAACGACCGCTAAATACTCGTAGCACAACAGTACAGTGGTTGAATAGACAAACACGTGATGTTGCTGAAGAACGCTTGTGGGATATTATGGTCCATAATATTGCGTCATACGGAAAGTTGATTGATTATGTGGGAAGCCTTCCTCGAGAGCTTAGAATGGTCAGACTGGGTAGTGATGTACTTCCTGTTTATACCCAGCATGAGTGGTCTTATTATTGGCGTAAGCCTGATGTGGTTGCATACTGTGAGAAAGAATTTGCAAAAGTCGGACAAAAAGCAAGGGAACTCGATGTTAGACTCTCCATGCACCCAGGCCAATTTACAGTCCTTGCTTCGGATAATCCGGAAATAGTAGATAGGAGCGTAGAAGAATTTGAATATCACACCGATGTCATACGCTGGATGGGATACGGCAAACAATTCCAAGATTTTAAGTGCAATGTACACATCAGCGGCCGCCAAGGTCCAGCCGGTATCAAAGCAGTCCTCCCAAGATTATCTCAAGAAGCGAGAAACTGCATTACGATCGAGAACGACGAAATGTCGTGGGGTGTCGACGCAAGCCTCGAACTTGCAGACGACCTTGCACTTGTACTCGACATACACCATCACTGGGTCCGTACAGGAGAATACATTCGTCCAACCGACGCTAGATTTGCTCGCATGATAGATTCATGGCGTGGTGTACGTCCTGTAATACATTACAGTTACAGTAGAGATGAATGGTTACCCGAAGGCTTCACACATGAAAGTTTACCTAACATGGAGAACTTACTAGAAGCAGGACACAAGAAACAAAAACTAAGAGCCCACAGTGATTGGTATCCTAACAACGAAGCAAATGACTGGGCATTAGAATTTTTAGATTATGCAGACATTATGTGTGAGAGCAAGATGAAAAATCTTGCTAGTATTGATTTGTATAAATATTATGACGCAAGGAAAGACTATGAGCTATTTGAACAAAATGTACGGGAACAAGGGCGCCAGCTCGAAACACTCTGAAAAAGAGTCGACAAAAAATCCTAACCGCGTAGCGGGTGGACTTAAAGGTCAAGGTGTCGACCATTTCACTATGTTAGGTGAAGATGGCTCAGAGTTACAAATTCCAAGTCAGCGTTATGTATCTAGTTTGGAAGAACAAATAAGAAAACAGCGAGCAGCTTTAACCGTCCTAGAACGTAAACTGTCTCGCTGTGAAAAAACTATTGAGCAGCATACAGCCGCTATTGCTAGATCTACTTCTTAGAAGCGTTAAACACTTCTTTAACTAAATCGTCTTTCTTTTTCCTCTTGTCAATTTCTACACCAAATTCTCTACCTTTTTCTTCAAGTTGAGCTTTAGTTAGTTTAACAAGATCCGCTTTCTTTACTGTAGCCTTTTTAGCAGGCGCTTTTTTTGCCGGCGCCGGCTTTTTAGCTGCTGTCTTTTTAGGTGGCGTTGACATTACATTGTCTATTACAACAGGTACTGTCCCGGCATCACTAAAAAAACTTTTAAGCCATTTAAACATAATAATCTCCATAATATATATTTTTGGTACATTTATTTATAAATACTAGTACAGGAGATACTAAAAATGGCTAATAGAATGGTTGGAACAAAAAGTTTAAAACTTGATAGAATTACAGGTTTACGTGCAGATGCACAAAATGGAGTTGGAGTAATGACCAAGGTGCCAGTTATTAAACCTGAAAAATTAAAAGATGAAAAGAGAGATATGTCTAACGTATCAACTTTTCGAGGAGCAAAAACATCATGATTAGAGAATGGATTAAATCACGTTTAGAAGAGCGTACATCTTGGGATGGAGCAATGCTTATAGGCGTTGGCGTTATTGTATTAATTGCAGGACCTTTTGCTAAGTTAGCGGCTTATGGCGCTATTGCATACGGTGCTTGGACTATCTGGAAAAGAGAAGACTAATAATGGCAACTACAGACGTTGGTGCATATATCATTGAAATGAACGAATCCGACAACGAACGTGCAACTAATGGCGTTTCAAAAAAGTTATGGAACGTTGCTATTACTAACAAAGAGACTAACGAAACTATTGAAATAGATGACATCGTTAGTCCTTATGCTAGAGAAAAGTGGTGTGCAACTGTGTTTAAAAATGCTAAAGAGGGCTTAGATCACGATGATGGGCCTGATTGCTGTTATGTAACAGCTCGTTACAGATCATAATTTACTAATATCTAAATTACTTGAAACGCTCATGTCCCAAACATGTTTGCGTTCGACTCCCTTTTTCTGTGCAAAAACCTTACTGTCACAGTTCTTACATACATGAAAGTAGTTGTTTGTTAACCGCTTAGGGTCCATACTTCCTCTTGGTCGTTCAAACTCTGTATTACAGTTATCACAACGTAATACTACATGAGTAGACTCTCTAACGTAAGAATGTTTTTTCCCGCATTTAGAATGCCTTACATGCCGCTTCTTTTGTTTGTATTCTTTTATAAACATAACTATATTTACATTAAGATTATAAAAACTATCGATAAATAACAGTAAGGAGACGCAATGATTTTACCTATTACACTCACAAAAAATGCAAAAAACAAAATTAACGAGCTTTGTGCTACTAATGCAGAGCATTTTGGAGTACATTTAAGCCTTAAAGGTGGCGGATGTGCTGGTTTTGAATATGACTGGGGTATGATAGTAAAAGAAGATGTTAGTCCAAACGATGAAATTATTAATACAGGTGAAGGCAATTTAGTTATAGATTCTATGGCTCACATGTATTTGTTTGATTGTACAATAGATTATGAAACAGATGTATTTCAAACACAATTTGTAATTAATAACCCTAACGCACAGAGTGCATGTGGGTGTGGAATTAGTGTAAACTTCGACATGGATGCTGTCGAAAAAAATAACGAGAAAATAACGGAGCTCACATAAAATGGCACAAGGTAAACAAGACATTAATATCGGCGTTGAAGGTAACGACGGAACCGGCGATAGTATTAGAGAAGCGTTTAGAAAGGTAAATGATAATTTTACCCAACTATATGCTGTATTTGGACAAGGTGGTTCGATATCATTTACTGAATTTAGTGATACTCCAACACTAACACAACTCCAAGAGAATCCTAGTACATTTTCAAGACCTACTTTACCAGTAGTAGACGTTGCTGCTGAAGGTAGTAAGTTAGAATTTAGAAAATTAGTTAGTAACAGTTTCCTTGATGCATCTGTTGATGATACTGTACAATTTAGTTTGACACAAGGCGGTTACATTGTTGTAACAGCGGCTGGTGGACAATTAGAAGAAGACGAAAAACCAAAAATTAATTCAACTGGTGGTGGTATTAATGCTTCAGGAAATATTATTGCTGGTATGCCAACCAGTCTTAATGACATTGAAAGTAAGTTATCCGTTCTTAATGCTGCACATGATGGTGCAGGATATACAACTGACAGTGTTGCAATATCAAAAGGATTTGCAGATACCAATTATCTAAAGTCAACTGGTGGTGGTACTGGCGCACAAATTAGAGTTCGTACTGAAGATCAAATCTTTACAGAAGATTACTCATTTACAATTGATAGTTTTACAGCAGGCGTTGCCAACATTACTGGTAGAACTGTAGACGGAACATTAATTACAGTTCCAGCAGGTCACGGACTTGATAGTGGTGCTAATGGTTTACCATTTAGATACGAAACTACAGGCACAAGTGCAACAGCAACACCGGCATCAAGTGCCGTTGCTCAACCACTTACAAATCTAAATCCAGTTTATGTTAGAGTTGCAAGTGCAACATCACTAGAATTTTATGAAAATGCTGAGGCTGCAAAAAATGCTACAGCAAATAGAAAGATCAGTTTCCAAGCAGGTACTGGTTCAGGAACACAATCACTAGTTGATGCAGAATATCAACCAAGTATACTAGACGGTAAGTTCCTTGCTAACGAAGCAATGCCTAGAGAGGCTGCACTTAGACGTCAAGGTGACCAAATGGATGGTACACTTTACCTTGACAAGCACCCAGGTGACTTAGCAAACATTACAACAGGCTTAGAAGATTTACAAGCCGCTACTAAATTTTATGTAGACAACACAAGTTATGCAAGTAATGTAAACTTGTTTGTTAGTTTACAAGGTGACGATAACCAAGTTAATACACCGGCAGGTAAAGAAGGTAGAGCATTAAGTTATGCTTATCGTACACTGAATGCTGCATTACAAAAAGCAGAAGAAATTATTGAAACAAGTAAGTTGGAACCTGGTCCATATATGCAGACCATTACTATTGACGATACTGTTCCAACTCATGTATTAAGTGGAAACACAAACGATCTAGGATTTAAAGTTCCAGCAACATATAACGGACAACAGACAGCAAACTTTAAAGCATTAATGGACAATAACAAAGCATTTGTTCAAGAAGAAGTTATTGCTTGGACTAATGCACAGATTGCGGCAGCCAATGCAGCTGTTAGTTTAGACCCTAATGTTCCAGCAGAAGCAGAATTAATTAAATGGAAAAACTTTACATACGACGAAGATATTTGTAAACGTGATGTAGGATTAATTTACGAAAGTTTAAAACTTGACGTTATTAGTGGTACTAACGCCAACAAACTTGCAAGACAAGCAGGTTTAAGATACTATAGTAATGCCAGCGGTGCTATTGCTATTGGTCCACAGAAAGAACAAACACTTGCATCAATTGCAAAAGTTGAAGAAATTACTAGACAGTATGTTTTAACTAACTCGCCATGGCAAGGTGGCACAGGTAACCCAGGTGTTTATCAAACTGACGTACAACAAAATGTTGTTTCACCAGGCACACCGGCTCCTGCAGATGCTATTGCAAGAGTAGGCGACCTATTTGATATTATTGAAAGCATTATTAATAACGGTATAAGTGGTGCACCAGTATTACAAGAAGGTTCTGTATACGTAATTGAAGTTGATAACGGTGGTAACGGTAATGTATGGCAAGGAAAAGCAACTAACACAGATTTAATTCCAGGTAAAGTTATTACAGGATCTAAGTCAGGCGCTGTATCAAGAATTGTAAACTATTATAGAGGCGACGAACTAGGTGGAGCAGGCAATGACCAAATTGAACTTCAACTTGAAGAACCAATAGAATTTATTGCTAGGTCTGATCCGGGTGTTGCTACAGCAGATGATCCAACTTATGAAGCAGGCGATATACTTGAGTTTGGTAATAAAGTAAGTCAACAAAATATTACAGTATTTTTAGAAACTGGTATATTCTACGAGGACTATCCGTTACGTGTTCCAGCAAACGTTTCCATTAAAGGTGACGAATTTAGACGTACACACATTCGACCAAGAAATCGTGTATCACAGTCAAGATGGGCTAATCAATATTTCCACAGAGACAACTACTTTGATAATATGACACTACACAATCATAGTGTAGAAATTGAAGGTGAAGTAGAAATAACATTAACGCAAGCGGTAACTGTTAATGTAGGTGATAAGGTTACACAAACTGTTGCAACAGGAACAGCAATTGGTTTTGTACAAGAAAAAGCAACTAATTCAACCACTATAGTTGTACAATATTTTGACGGGTATGATCCAGTAACTAATAACGGTGTTCCACCAAGCGAAACAGGAAACGGATATGCTGATGTAGTTCAATTTGATACTGTAGTAAACAACAATATTTCAATTAATAATTCTGTACAAAGCGGAACATACTTAACAACAGCGCCAACACAGTATTCAAGAGATACAAACTTTGGTTATCATTATGGCCTTGACCCAAGACGCCCAATTAACACTCAGGCGAACAGTGTAGTTAATGCAGGAGGCTATACTAATGCTGTTTCTATCTTAGAAAAAAATAGAGATGCTATTGTACAAGAAGTTTTACTATTCTTAGATGAATCGTCAACTAATAATTTAAACAATGGTGGCTTTGGTGATTACACTCAAGTTGAACTAACACTAACAGGCAACGTAACATTTAGCAGAGGCGATACAGTTACACAATCAGGAAGCGGAGTAACTGGTAAAGTAAAAAGTGATAGTACTGGAAATTCAGTAATTATTGTAGGACCAGATGGTATATTTGATACTAGTGGCGAACTTTCAGTAGGCGGAGTAAGCAAAGGAGCAAATAGTGTTCCAGCTACGGTACCAGCGGCAGTTGCATTTACATATGGTCCAAAATGTGCAAGAGACTTAGGACTTATTGTTGATGCATTGGCATTTGACTTAGAAAAAGGTCTTGTTGATCAGTCACTTGAAGCACAAGGAAGATACTATGCAGGTGCTGTAGAAGTAGGTCAAGAAGTTATAACTTCAGCGGCTATTTTAGAAATTGGTAACATTGCACAGGCACTACTTGGTGCATCAGCAACACCAGTTGGAACTCCAAGTGTTCCAAGTTCAAGACAGGCGGCGTCAGCATGGGATATTGCAGTAACAACGTCACAACTTGCTGAATCAGGAACAAGTACTATTGTTTCTGGATTATTAAATATTATAGTATTTGCGTTTAACAGCGAATACAATCCACCTAAACACAATAAAGATATGGATGTCTTCTTAATGAATGACGCAACTATCTTACGTAATATGACTGTACAAGGTCATGGTGGATTTATGTGTGTACTTGATCCAGATGGACAGATACTTACTAAATCACCATACATACAAACAGGATCAAGTTTCTCACAATCAATAAACAAACAAGCATTTAGAGGTGGTATGTTTGTTGATGGTTTTGTAAGTAACATGCCATTAGAAATTGTTGACAACATTACAAGTGCAGGTGTTAATTCACCATTTGAAATATTTGTAAGAAGTAGAAGAGATTCTAAACAAGTTAATAGTAACGGAGTAGGACTTGGATTATTTGCAAGACGTCCTCAACTACCTGCACCATTCTATGTAAACGGTGTACGTTACCAAGTTAATGCTATTAGAAACTATGACCCTACTAACGGTACAGCAGAACTTATACTTGATAAAAATTCAAACCCAGATGCAAATGATGAAGGACAAGGTTGGATTGGTGGAGAAAATTATCCAATCGTACTTCAAACAGCTGGTAACAGATCTATGCTTGGTAATGACTTTACGCAAGTTAATGATTTAGGTTACGGACTATTATGTACTAACAATGGTATATCTGAAATGGTTAGTATGTTTACATACTACTGTCACGCAGCTTATTATGCGAATAACGGTTCAGAGATTAGATCGTTAAATGGATCAAACGCTTATGGTAACTTTGGACTAGTTGCTGCAGGCGGTGACCCGAATGAGGTTGCACAAACTGGTTCATTAGCATTTAATACTTCACAAACAGGTAAAGTATATGTGAATCCAAGTGCTAGTGCAAACGCTAACGCATTACAAACATTTGTATATGCATACGATACAGACTTTGCTCCTTTACCAGAAGGTGAAATTGATGTAACATATAACGAAGAAAAAGAGATTGCTAGTATATCAGCATCTAATCCTGTTGTATTAAATGTTGAAGCTCATGGATTTGTAGAAGGACAACGAGTACTTGTATCTGAAAGTAATATTCCTACTACTGGTGGTGGTGCTAATCCAGGACTAGACGGAATTCGATATGTTGGCCCTAGCCCATCAACAGGAACTTTAACACTTTACACTGACGCATCATTGACTACAACATTAAACGGTTCATCGTATAATACAGGTTCGTTAGGTAACAATGCTGTGATACAAGATGCAGGCGGTACAGCAACATCATCAAGTAGATTTGAAGTTGTATCTGTTACTGATGCACAATCAGCAGACGGTGTTCCGGGCGTTAACGAAGTTAAACTTACTCTAAACGGAGCATTAACTAATGTTCCTTACAACACAAGAGTAACTATTACAGCAGGAACTGGACAAACAGCAACGGCTCCTTTAGGTAGAGTAACTAGACCAATTAAAGATGGTGTTAATAACAGTACAATCTATGTAACACTACCAGAAAATAGAGATCAGTTTAGTGTTGGAGACACAATATACACTGACGGTACTACTACAAGTAGAACTATTGCAAGTATTGAAACTAACTTAGATAAAGCAGGTCGTAAAACTATTATTGGTGTAACAAAAACAAACCCTGTTGTACTTGAAACTATTGGACATAACTTTATAGACGAAGATGCAATTACTATTGTTGACGGATCAGGAATAACAGAATTAAATGGAACGTATTATGCTAAAGTTAGCACAACTACAGGCGGAACTACTAATGATAAACGATATGTAGAACTGTATAGTGATTCAGCATTAACTACACCAGTAAACGGAACAGGATGGGGCGGATCATACACAGCAAGATCAGGTAAAGTATTTTTAACTGAAATTGGTGGCAACCCACTAATTGGTGAAAACGGTGCTGTATGGAAACTGTCATTCTCTAACTCAACTAATGATGAATCAGTAAGTACAGGCGGACTAGCAAAGCCATTGTTTGCTGGTGAATCATTAAGTATTAGAGCAAGAGCTAAGTTTATCTTAGACAATGTACAGACTGTTCCAATTAGACCTTCAACAGCAGTTGTGTTTGAAGAACAGCCAGAAAACACTTATCGTTCTATTAACTTTGACGTAACTCCAATTAGTACTTTTGATAATGCAGGTGAAGCAACTTTACCAGATGGTCAAAACATACTTACATTTGATAGTAACTATGATTATATTAGACAAAGAGTTGAGTATGATAACTATAAAGCACAGTTTAAACTAGTACTTGCAAGTGCTACAACTGGCACAATAGCAGAAGGATCTGTTGTTAGACAAGGTTCTGCATCAGGTACAATAACAAAATCAGAAGGCGTAGGTACAGAAGAACTTTATATTAAAGACTGGAACGGTACTGATTTTACTGTAGGTGGTGGAAACATTGAACACGATGCCGCAGGGGACGGAAACTTTAGTAGTGTCGGCGGACTAGCAGGAAGCGGCGCTGTTAAATTAAGTTACTTAACAACAAATGGATTTAAAGAATCGTTTGGTGGTACACCAGGTGATAGATACATTGCTATTCCAGCATTAGGTACAGAGTCTACAGTAAGAATTCAAAATGCAGATATGATATTTGCATGGAAAGATAGAGTACATAAAATTCTTGCATATCACGATGGAGCAGGAACATCTACTGGTTCTATTGGAACAAGAGAAGCAGGAGAACCTAATTCACATGCAACAGGATTTGCGTATTTAGAAATTGATCGTAATTCAGTAAGTAACAAATATTATGATCCAGACGAAACAGCACCTACTACAGGTATTGCTGATACATTAAGTCTTGGTAACGAAAGTGATAATGTTAACCTTGCAATTGGTGTTCCGGCAGGTGAAGGTGCAGAGATTACTGTTAACATTTCATTATGTAGAGCAACAGGACATGACTTTAGTAACATTGGTACAGGTGGATTTAATACATCTAACTATCCAAATATTATCTTTGGACAACCTGCTTCAGATAAGACAGCAATCGTAACAAGTGATCCAACAGTAACAAAAGCACAAGTTTGGGAAAGAAACAAAGGGCGTGTGTTCTTTGCATCAACAGACGAAGATGGATTCTTTAGAGTTGGTAAGTTCTTTACAGTTGACCAGGGTACTGGTACAATATCATTTACAGCACAAATTAATATCTCAGGACTAGACGGACTTGGATTTAAAGATGGTGAAATTATTAGTAAGTTTACAAGTAGTTTCACACAGTCAACAGCAGAACTTAAAAATGTTCCTACAGAAGTTGCTGTAGTAGATTACATTAATAGACGTTTAGGCTTTGATGAATTTAACGTAGCAGATCCTGCACCACTTACAACGGTAATGAGTGCAACTAATCCACAGTTAACACCAGTAACAGTAGGTGGAGAAACTACACATACACTGAACATGACAAATGGTAGAATTACTTTACTAAAACGTCCTGTTGCAGATACTGATGCGGCAACCAAAGAATACATTGATAACAGAATATTTGCAAATGATGAATTTGAAGATCTTCGTAACGTAAGTTTTTATCAAACAGATTTTAATAACCAAAATGGTCAAAGTGATTTAATTGTACTAACAGGTAAAAAGAAAATATATGTCAAGTACGTTGCAGGAACTATGTTCTCAGTAAACGATGTTATATATGGTGAAGATACTAATAGTGCAGGACGTATTGTTGACATTAGTGATACATTCAAATTTGACAATGGTGAAAATAGTACAGACACAGCATCAGGACTTGATGTACAAGTTATAACTTATACAGTTTTACCATTAACAATGGTTAACTTAAATGCAACTGGAACTGTTGCTGTAAGAGGACAACTGTTAAGACAACCTTCAACAGGCGCACAAGGTTATGTATTACATCCACAAACAGTAGTTGGATCAGGTAAAACAAGTGCTACACAGATGATTCTAAGAGAAGTAACAGGATCATTTAATGGTACTGCTATTGAGCTTGTAAACAATCCGGGCGGTAGTGAAACTGTAGTTGCAACATCAGCATTGGTTACTAGCACAGCAGCTATTGCAGACGGTGTAAGTGGAGATCCTATAGACTTCCAAGCAGAAACTATATCAAACGGAAATGTATCAAGAAATACTACACAAGGTAGAGATGGTCTTGCTGTATATCCAATGGTTGAAGTTGCAAACGCAAGTGAAAGCAAAACTGGTAGTCCTGGTGATGCATCACGTAGTGATATTAATATAACAGTAACTAGATCAGAAGATGCTACAAGTGTTAACTTACAATATCAAGCAGAAAGTTTACTAGATGCAGATGTTAATACAAACGCAGATATACAACAACAAAAACTATTAATGCAAAAGGCTCCTGTATTACAGGACAGTGACGACTTTGAAGACTTTACTACTAATGGTAGAAGAGTAAGTCAAGCAAACAAAGGTATTGCTGCGTTCTCTGCAGATGCATTTGCTGAAGATCAAGTATTTGTATTCACAGGATCTGTTAGTGCAAACGTAGGCGATATTATAACACAAGGTTCTAATATTGGTTACATTGATAAAGTTATTAATAGTACTACTCTTAAAGTTAGAACAAGTGATACATTTGTTACAGGTGGAGCAACAACATGCTTTATTACACCAATAACAACATTTAACTTACCTGGAAGTGCTAACGCTGTACAACAGACTTCAAGCATAAAAGGAACACCAGTTGATTCAACTAGAACTATTACTACAATAGAAAAAACTGGTTTTGTTAATGTTAAAGATAGAGGTATAACATTTGATAAGATTCAAGATATACCAGAAAAAACTGTAATTGGTAGAGGTGACATTGGTGACCCTGCATACAATACAGACGGTATACCATACGCTGTTAGTTTTGATCAAATTATTGATTTAGGCGGAGCAATACAGGATAAGGATTTTGCAAATAGCACAATTACAGAAGTTGGTGGTTGGGTAATACAAACCGAAGGACTTGTTAGTGTTGCAAACGGTGCAACTGTAAGTTCAGGTGGTGTTAGTGCAACTGTACAAGGCGCTGTTACAAGTGAAAATAAAATTATTGTTATAAATGCAACTAGTACTTTCCCAGGAACAGGAACACTTGCAGGAGTAACAGCAGACAGTCATGCATCTGCAGCAACTATTGTAAGTGCAACTCAATTCTCAAGTTCGGGTGAAGCACTAGTTAAAATGGCTGACGGTGTATATGGTACTACACAGATTACTAAAGCAGGTGAAGGTAACCAATTAGTACGTACACTTGATAATAACGATCAAAACGATCTAACATTTGTTTCAGCAAATACTGAAGGATTTATTAATGTTAAAGGATTGTTAGTTGACAGTCGTAGAGCATTAGATACACGTTCAGCAGGCGGTAGCACATTCTTAGACGTTTATACACCAAACGAAAACTTAGCAATGAGCATATCAGGTGTTACTCCTGGTGCTAGTCAAGTTGACGAAAGTATAGTTGAGATTCCAACAGCAAGTGTTGACATTGGTGATATTGGTATAAGAGTAGAGCAAGTTACTTCACCAGCAACAGGCAAAAACGGTCATGCTAGTGTGTTCCAACAGAACGCATCTGCAAATACACCAGCAAATAGTAAACCACACTTGGCTGTTGATTGGGTGTTTACAAACTTTATTCAAGATCCAGACGATCTAACAGCAACTGGTTCAGGTATTGCATTAGGTAATATTAGTCCATATACAACTGCTGGTCAAACAGCAATTATTGCTAATGGTAAGAATGCGTTACTAGCAGATTCAACAGGAGTTGTACTGAGATCAGGAGATGTTGATGTACTAACAGCATTATCAGGAACAACCACAGTTAAAAATGCATTTACTGTTGAAGGTAATACAACACTTGGTAGTGGCGATGATACATTAAGTATTGGCTCAACTATCATTACTGATGTTGACTTGCAAAGAACTAATGCAGACTCCGCAGGTTATACTTTAGACATTATTAAGAAAACAAGCAGTGTTGCAAACGCAGACGGTGTTGGTACTATTAACTTTAGAAGCAACGATGATGCAGGACCAATTGCTACTTTACATACATACGGTGCTATAAAATCAACAATAGCAGATATTGCAACTGCAAGTAAAGATGGTAAACTTGAATTCCAAGTACAAAGAAATAACACTCTTACTACAGCAATAGCAATTGACGACCAAGTTGATGTTACTGGCATACTAAATGTTAGTGGCGCACTAAATGCAGATAGTACATTGAATGCAAACTTAACTACTGATTCAACTAGCACATCTACAGGATCATTGATTGTAGATGGTGGTGCAGGTATTGCTAAGAAACTATACGTTGGAGGCAACTTTGACATAGGTGGTAAGTTCAATGTAACAGCAACTAGTGGTAACACAGATATTGATGGTACTCTTGTTGTTAACGATACAACTGATGCATCAAGTTCAACAACAGGGTCAGTAATAATTGACGGTGGTGTTGGCATTGCTAAGAAATTGTATGTTGGAACTGATTTAGATGTTACAGGAAATACTGTAATTGACGGTAACTTAACTGTTAGCGGAAACTTTGACTTAGGTGATGATGTTGCTGCTGATACATTTACTATTACAAGTACACTTGACACACCACATATTAAAATTAGAAATACACAAGAAAACAACGGTGTTGGTGATAATATAATTGAATTCTTCCATGACACAACTTCACCAGCTGATGAAGACTACTTAGGTGCATTACACTTTAAGATGGACAATTCACAAACTGCCGTTGACGGTGGTGTTAATTCTGAACTGGTTGTTAGAGCTGTTGATGTAACACTTGGTAGTGAAAAATCTACGTTTGACTTCTTAACAGCTAGTGGAACTAATGCATCTGCATTAAAATTCCAAATTGGTACTGATGCAGTTATAACTCATGCAAGTATTTTACCTGATTCAAATGAATCAGTGGACCTTGGTGCTAATGGCCAAGCGTTTGGACAAATACATGCAGCAGGATTTGTTGGACCAGTGACAGGTGATATTTCAGGTGATATTACAGGTGATGTAACTGGTGACTTAACTGGTAATGCTGATACAGCAACTAGTTTGAAAGACGGTGCAGCTAATGAAGTACCATACCAAAGTGCTACAGGCACAACTAGTTATGTAGGAGCAAACACTACAACAACACAAAAATTCCTAGCAATGACTGGTGATGCTACCAGTGGAGCAGCTCCAGTATGGGACACAATTGATGCAGCTACTATTGACAGTGGTACATTAGGTACTGATAGAATACCAAGTTTAGGTGCAAGTAAAATTACATCTGGTACATTAGGTACTGATAGAATACCAAATTTAAATGCAAGTAAAATTAATGCTGGTACATTTGATAGTGCTAGATTGCCCAACTTGACAGTTAGTGACTTTGGTGCAGCAGCTGTTCAAACAGGCACTGAAGTTGCAGCTGATGGTACAAGTTTAGTCGACGACGATACTTCATTCTTAACAGCGGCTGCTGTTAAAAACTTTGTTGAAGGTAAAGGATATGCTACAAGCTCAGGTGGTGTTTCAGATGCAACGAACGCAGCTAATTTTGCTGTTAACGCTGTAGGTTCAGAACCAACTACTGGTAGTTTTAATCTTGTATTAGTTGGTAGTAACACTGGTAATAATGCGGCAAGAACAGACAGCGGAGGACTTAGTTTTAATGTTGGTACTCAAACGCTTAATGCTACAGCATCGTCAGCAAACTACGCTGACTTGGCAGAGAAATACGTAGGTGACGAAGCATACGAACCAGGTACTGTTGTTGTATTTGGCGGCGCTGAAGAAATTACTGCTTGTACAATAAAAGGTGATCGTAAAGTAGCAGGTGTTGTATCAACTGATCCTGCATACTTAATGAACAATCAGTTAGAAGGCGATACTGTTGTTCCATTAGCACTAACAGGGCGTGTTCCTTGTAAAGTAATTGGTACTGTTGCTAAAGGTGACATGCTTGTAACTAGTGCTGTTCCTGGATATGCTATTGTTGATAACGATCCTAAGATGGGTACTGTAATTGGTAAGGCTGTAGGAACAAAAGAAGATGACGGCAAAGGCACTGTAGAAGTTGTAGTTGGTCGCTTATAATAAATACATGTACACAGGAGTTAAATAGATGGCATTAAAAACAATTAATTTAGGAAATGTTGCTAACGACGGGACAGGTGACGATTTAAGAGAAGCATTTGAAAAGGTTGTATTTAACTTTTCTGATTTAGATGCGAGAACTCCTGAAGCAACTACTGTAACAAATTTAGGAACAGGAAGCGGACTTTACTTTGATACAAACGTAAACGATTTAAGATTTAAATCATTAATCGGCGGACAAAATGCAACACTAACATCAACAGATAATGAAATTACAATTGACGTTGATGCAGGTGTAACACAGTTTATCGTTGCAGGAGACACCGGTAGTTTAACGGTAACTGAAAATACTACAGTTACTATACAGGGCGGAACTTTAGTAACTACTACAAGAGACGGTAATAACATTAGAATTGATTCTAGTGCGTTAGGTAGTCTTTCGCAAGACCCAGCACCGCAACTAAGTGCTTCTTTAGATGCAAACGGACAAAGTATTGGCAACATACAAACACTAACAGCAGTTAGTGTACTAGGTAATCTTACTGGTAATGTTACTGGTAATGTACATAATATTGATATTAGAGAGTTAGACTTTTATCGACAACCTAGCAATAGTTGGGACTTTGGATCTATTGGTGATGTAGCAGTTACAAATATTTACGACTTTTTATTTAAAACAGTAAACGTAGACTTCGGTGGTATTGGTACAGCATCTCCTAACATAACACTAGATGCTGGCTCAATTAATATACCGGCATTCTAAATAAAGGAATAACCTTGAATGGCGAACATCTGGACAGTACAAAATAACCTAAGTTTAGGAACATATAACGAATCAGTATCATTAAGTGGTGCTAACGCAATTCAGTTAGCAGTTCCTGTTGGTACTACAATAGCATTGATTAGCGGAAATATTCCCCCGGGGCTAAGAATTGACGGTACAACTCTTAGAGGTACTCCACTAGAAGTTGCAAGAGAAACAGAGTTTAAATTTGTACTAAGAGCAACACTTAATGACGAAGTTGAAGATAGAACTTTTAAAATTACGATTGTAGGAGCCGATGCTCCTGTGTGGGTTACACCAGAAGGCGAACTAGCACTTGGTAATAATGATGCATTATATGTTTTAGACTCAAGTCCAATAAACTATCAATTGCAAGCCACAGATAAAGATTTAGCAGCTGGACAAAAATTAGAATATTTTATAGCATCAGGTGACGGACAATTACCTCCAGGTATTACATTATCATCTACGGGATTAATTAGTGGAGTTGTTGATCCAGTATTAGCATTAGACAAATTAGCAGCTCAAGGTTATTATGATGATAACGCATACGGAGCATATGCATTTGATTTTGGTACAAGACCAGCAAACGGATATGACAGTTATTTTTATGATGTAGATACATATGACCTAAGTGTACCGACCAAATCACCTAAAAAACTTAATAGGAATTATCAATTTACTGTAAGTGTATCAGACGGTGATACAGTAGCCAAACGTAAATTTAGAATCTATGTAGTCGGCGATGACTTTTTAAGATCAGACAACACTATATTACAAATTGGTGATGCAACATTTAGTGCAGACAATACACACGTTAGAACTCCTATATGGCTAACACCAGGAAACCTTGGATACAGACGTGCAAATAATTACGTTACTTTATTTTTAGATATTGTTGATAAAGAAACACTGTCAGGATTTGTTGGATTTACATTAGAAGATGTAAACGATGACGGTACTCCTAGTGTTATTCCTCCAGGATTAGAACTTGATAGTGCTACTGGTGAATTAGCAGGAGTTGTTCCATATCAACCAGCGGTTACAAAAGAATACAAATTTACTGTAAATGCTGTTCGTTACGCAGCAACAGGAACAACTACATTTGAAAATGTAGATATTGTTATACACGATAATGCTGTAAAAGGTGACACAGTAATCAAGATTAAAAAGAACGATAGACTTCTTGATTTATTAGATCAAACTATTACTATTAAAGGGCAAACATATTTAATAACAGAAGTTAATAATGCTATATTAGCATTTGACACTATCACTATTAATAGACCTTTAGAAACATATACAAGAGCAGGTCTTGTGTTTACAGAAGAACTTACTGATAGCACAACTAGTACTCTTGAAGCAAATAAAAAGAAAACATTTACAGTAACATTACTAGGCGAAGTTGATTCAACTATTACATGGTTATCTGATAGTAAGTTAGGTATCATCGGAGCAAACTATACTAGTGTATTTGCTGTTAAGGCTAAAACATCTGTACCAAATGCTGTTATAAGATATACTTTAACTAGTGGTAGATTGCCGCCCGGACTTACACTTGCACTTGATGGTGAAATATTTGGTAAGGTAAGACAGTTTGGTGAAAACTATTATAGATCTTTTTGGAAATCAGGAAGGGTATATAACGCCGGAGATGTTGTAAGTTATAATGGAAACTTATATCTTGGAAATAGTACACACACCGCAAGTGGATCTTTTAGTACTGATTTAACTACTAAATGGGAACCTTACAAATTTGTTAAATCAGGATTGCCAACTTTTGATTCTGGTGAGTTAGTATTTGATGGAGACAGTACAACTGTTGATAAATCTTATACATTTACAGTTAACGCACAAGACCAATTTGGATTTAGTGCAATAACAAAATCATTTACTATTAATGTTGACGATCCAAATGATTTTGTATACAGTAATTTAATTGTACAACCAATGATGAAAGAATCACAAAAAGCACTCTTTAATAACTTTATTAGTGATCCTACTATCTTTACTCCGGGTGATATTTATAGACCAAGTGACATACAGTTTGGTATACAGAACCAAATTAAAATGTTAGTGTATGCAGGAATTGAAACTAAGTTTATACAAGACTATGTTGCAGCTGCTTCTAAAAATCATAAACGCAAAAAATTTAAATTTGGTAGTATAAACTCGGCTATTGCAAAAATACCAGGTACAAATGATTCAGTATACGAAGTTGTATATGTAAATGTAATTGACCCAGCGGATACTAACAAAGGTGTTGTTAGAGAAAGTATAAAAATTAAAACTAACAATGCACTTAAAATTAATCAATCAAATTTTGAAACACAGGATAACTCATCAGGAACAATAGATGAAAACAGTGATAGATTTAGACCTAAGACTAATCCTATAGATATAAGCAGTGATGCTGTCAAAATTAGTGAAAATTTAGATAATAAACGATACATAAGTAACATAACGAATATGAGAAACCAACTTGCTAGAGTCGGTGTTTCAGATGGGAACTTCTTACCATTATGGATGAGAACCCCACAAGAGAACAGTATTGAAGAACTAGGATATATTACAGCAGTTCCGTTGTGTTATTGTAAGCCTGGTCAAAGTGCTGACATAATTATAAACATTAAAAACAGTGGATTTGACTTTAGCACATTAGAGTTTGAAGTTGATAGATATGTAATTGATTCAACTAAAGGTAATAGTGAGGAACAATACATCCTTTTCGCAAACTACGAGTTTAATATTTAATAACGATAAATAGTTGTAGGAGAACATAAAACATGGCAAGTAATATAACCAACGCAAATATAGACGCTGACTTTCCGATAGCAGGTCAGGATAACGATAGCCAAGGCTTTCGTGATAACTTTAGTGAAATTAAAACAGGCTTAGGTACAGCGGCTACAGAAATAACATCTTTGCAAACAACTACTGCAAAGTTAAATGCAAACAATACTTTTTACGATAGTGAAAATGCTGTTCCAGTTGAATTAATTAATCCGAGATTAAGAGAAATTACTAAAACATATCATCAAACAGGTTCTCAAGGTAGTGCTCAACAAGTATCACCGTTTGATGTTTCTTTTTCAGGTATTGAAGGCGGACATTATCATAAAATTACAGTTGGTGCAGTATCGCCAAGTGTTAGTGCAAACATGACAGTAAATGTTAGTGGTTGGCCAGCATCAGGTGAATATGCTGAAATGCGTTGTGAAATTTTTGCTCAATCAGGACATGCTATAACAGTTACTTGGGCAGCAGGCTTAGGTAGCGTTTTAAAAACTGACGGTAATGCAATATGGGATTCATTTGTTGTTAACAGTTCAGCTAATCCGCACATTGTTGATTTTTGGACAACAGACGGCGGTAATACTGTATATGGCAGATATCTAGGACAATATTCTTAAGAATGACACACCCTCTAACAAAAGTTGGAACATTAAAAGATAACGAGTTAGAAGATAAAATTATTGATCTAAGTTCTCGTTATTGGAAAACAACTAATCCAGAAGTACAACAACAAATCATGCTAATTCTTGATGATTATAGACAAGAACTTAGTACTCGTCGTGCAAAACAGCAAATTAAAGAACAAAATGGCGAAAATGATCTTGACAATTTAATTAATATCAGTTAAACTGTATACATGCTTATGAAAACTGACGAACTCGGTATACCACGATTCTCTAACAAAGATTTAGTCGATATGATCTATACAGGTCATGTGGATAAAGTCCATGTGGTTTTGTGCGATGCAAACGACGATGTAGATAAGTTTAATAAGGCTATGGAAGAACAAGGCCTCAACAAACTACAAAAGTATATTCCATTAGAAGTAGATCAACAGACTTTTGACGGTGTATGTCAAAGTGAATGGTTTATGCCTGATGAATACAAAGACATTAATGTATATGAATATGTACTAGGCAAAGCAGAAACACCCTGCCCACAACACGTACAAGATCGTATATGGGAAGAAATGGAAGCATATGGCGAACGTGATATGCACAATTTATTACGCTATATGATCTATCTAGTAGACTTTATGCGTGAAAATGATATTGTATGGGGTGTAGGTAGAGGTAGTTCTGTAGCAAGTTATGTGTTATACTTAATAGGCGTACACAAGATCAATTCAATTCAGTTTGACCTGGATTGGCGCGAGTTCCTTAGATAAATACGTATATAATAGGAGAATTATTATGGCAATGAATAAAAACGTAAACAAAGTTTATAAGACTATGAAAGGTAAAACCATAGACTTAGAACTTTTAAGACAAAAAAATGAAATGACTCCGGCAGTTGGTAATGCTAGAGTTAATGCACGTGGCGACGAATTAGGCCCAGGCGGCAAAATTATACGTAAAAAAGAAGATGTACTTAGAGATTACTATGCAGATAATCCAGCAACTGTACCTGACGAAAGTGTAGGAAAAATTGTTGCAGATGAACCTGCGGCAGTAGAAGAATCAACATCTAAGCCTAAAACAACTAGAGCTCAAAAGAAAGCAGCATCTAAAGAAGTAGTAAATGAACCTACTGAAGCTGAACTTGCTGAGTTTGACGATGATTGGGTAGAAGATGATGATGGCAATTTTGTTAAAAAAGGTGACTAATGTCTGAATATATTGATTATGACCGATTAACACAAGGTCAAAAAGGTGTCAAAATGACACACAAGGGGAAGCCTAGAGCAATAGGCAATCGTGTACTTGTTACTGGTATGGACTTTGGTGAACAAAAAACTGAAGGCGGAATTATTATTGCAAGTGACGATGGTAAAACTAGAGGCATCTATCCTCGCTGGGGCCAAGTATATTCAAAAGGCCCAAAGAACAAAGATGTCTACAATGTAGGACAATGGGTTCTAGTCGAACACGGTCGATGGACTAGAAGTTTTGAATGCGACACTGGCGAAGAAGTTTTAGTACTTAGAATGGTCGAAGCAGAAAGTGTGCTAGGCTATGCAGATGAGAAACCAAATGACTTACGTCTAGGTGAAGAATACAGTGACGGTCCAGACACCGTTGACCCACAATCGTTTATACCAGAAAAGGACTAGTAAATGAACTACGTAGAAAAAATTGCCGAATGGCATCATGACCGTAATTTAATTGACGGAAGTACTGATAAAGATCAGTATATGAAGTTGATACAAGAAGCAGGTGAACTAAGTGATAACATCTGCAAAGGAAAAGATATTCGTGACGATATTGGAGACATGATGGTTGTACTAATTAACATCATGACTAGAAACGGTATTACAATGGAAGAATGTCTTTCCGTAGCCTATGACGATATTAAAGATCGTAAAGGAATGATGGTAGACGGTGTGTTTATTAAAGAAGCAGATCTAACCAAACTTTCTTAAATAATTCTTCCAAAAGAACTTGACTCTTTAATGCTTATACAGTATAATGTAAGCATTAAGGAGTTTTTTTATGAAATTACCAACACAACTAACAGGTTTGGGTACAATGGGGTTAACCGGAATTGTATTAATGTACCTGCATATTACTGGATCATTAATAGGATGGGCTTGGCCTATTTTATACCTGTTTTTAATTATTGGCGGAATTGGCCAGGAGAATACTAAAAAATGAGCATACATGCTTCTATTGACCTTGAAACAATTGACACAAAACCAAGTGCTACAGTTTTAAGTTTAGGTGGCGTTAAGTTTGATCCTAAATCAAACGACGAACCACATTCAGAGTTTTATATTAAAATTTGCATTGAAGATCAAGATAAGTTAGGTCGTAGTGCAAGTGATGACACAATAGAGTGGTGGGGTAAACAAGATGAACAGATACGTAACGAAGCATTTGATCAAACCGGAGCCGTCAGCGTAGATGAGGCTTTAAAACAGATTAGCAAGTTTAGTGTTGGTGTTGATACATTTTGGGGACAAGGATATGGTTTTGACTATACCATTATGGAAGACATGTTCCGCCAAGGCGGAAGACCTATTCCGTGGAACTTCTGGCAAATACGGGATTCTAGAACACTTTTTGGGTGTTGTAAACAAGATCCACGTAAAGCAATACAAAACGATTTACACAATGCATTAGCAGATGCTTACTATCAATCAAAAGCAATCCAGGTTGCTTACAAAGAATTAAACATTGAGCGTTGACAAATCATATAAAAAATGTTAAAATAATAGAAACAATACGGAGAAGAACTTGAAAGAATTATGGGTAGAGAAGTATCGTCCTAAGACGGTAAGTGGTTATGTATTTCGCGACGAAGCACAACGTAACCAGGTAAATAATTGGATTAAAGAAAAAACTATTCCACATTTATTGTTTAGTGGTAATGCAGGTATTGGTAAGACAACACTTGCAAAATTATTGTTCAATGAACTTGAAATACAGGAATTAGATATTCTTGAAATAAACGCATCGCGAACAAACTCAGTAGATGATGTACGTGATAAAATTGTAAACTTTGTACAAATGATTCCATTTGGGGAATTTAAGGTTGTATTATTAGATGAGGCTGACTACTTATCTCCAAACGCTCAAGCGGCGTTGCGTGGTGTTATGGAAGAGTATCATACTACTGCTCGTTTCATTCTTACTTGTAACTATCCAAATCGTGTTATTCCCGCTTTGCATAGTAGGTGTCAAGGTTTCCACATTGCTAAAATTGACCAAACTGAGTTCACAGCTCGAGTCGCTGAAATACTTATTACTGAAGGTGTTACTCCTGATTTGGATACACTAGATACATATGTAAAAGCAACATATCCAGACTTGCGTAAATGCATTAACACAGTACAAATGAATGTACAAGACAACAGTTTGCTAAAGCCTAATGAAGGCGATACAGGCGAAGCTGATTGGAAACTTGACATGGTTGAATTGTTTAAGGCAGGTAAAATTCAAGAAGCACGTAAGTTACTTTGTGGTGCTGTACGTCCTGAAGAGATGGAAGAAATTTATCGATGGTTGTATGACAACATTGAACTGTTCGGCGACAATGCACAGCAGGACAGAGCTGTACTTGTAATTAAACAAGGACTAGTAGATCATACTCTAGTTGCAGATCCGGAGATTAATTTAGCAGCAACACTTATTAGATTGGCTTCGCTTTAATGCAAATCCTTGATAATATATTTCCTACAAGGCTAGTAGATGAAATTGAAAATGCAATGTTGCATGTGGACACCCCGTGGCAATATTCTGATCATACATACGGTAGAGGAAAACAACTTAGAAAAGGCGAAGTTGAGGAACATCAACTAGTACATGCCGCATTTTATGAAGGTGACGGAACATATCTTTGGCCGTTACTAAATGTTCCTTTGTACTTTATTGAAAAGGAACTTAGCCGAAAAATTATTAGTATACAGCGATGTAAAGTAAATACATTAATGTATACTCCACTATACGAAGATGGGTTGAATCATCCTGTACATGCAGATAGACACGAGCCAGGTTGGCATTCTATTATATATTATGTTACAGACGGTGATAATCCTACAGTGTTTACAGATATAAAATATCCTAATTTAGAACACGACGAATCATCGTATAATATTGTTAACAAAGTAGAACCACGTAAAGGTCGAGTTGTTATATTTCCAAGTGAACTATATCATGCAAGTACACCGACACAACTAAAGAAACGTGTGGCTGCTAATTATGTTGTAAAATTTGAAGAATAATGAGTTACTTAGTTACAGAAGATTGTATTAATTGTAAGCATATGACATGCGTAGAAGTGTGTCCTGTGGATTGTTTTTACGAAGGTAAGAACATGTTAGTAATTGACCCAAACGAATGTATTGACTGTGGAGTTTGTGTACCAGAATGCCCAGTAGATGCAATCATTGGTGATCAAGAACCAGGATGGGATCCTAACAGAATAAAAGTACTAGAAATACATAATGAGAAATATGCTCAAAGGTGGCCAAACATTACTGAGGCTAGAACGCCCCCTGAAGATGCAGAAGACTGGGCTGGTGTAGAAAATAAAATGGATCTGTTTTCGGAGGAACCAGGACTTGGAGACTAAATTAATTTCACCGTGTATTTCCGAGTGCGACAATAACGGAGAGTTTTGTCCTGCTTGTGGAAGAACAATGGAAGAAAAGTTTGAATGGAAGGGCGGAGCAGATATAGCTCGACAAAAACAAATTTTGGAAAACTGTGCAAACCGTTTGCCAAGACAAGACTTTGAGTACTGGGAAGAAATGTACGAGCTCAAAGTTGCTGAAAAAACAAGAGAGAATAATTAAAATGGCTACCCGAAACGATATTACTGGAGACAGTATACAATCAAAAAGTAACTCTAAAAAGTTTAGAGATAACTATGATGCAATCTTTAACAAAAAAGATTACAAACATACACAACAGGACCTAACTGAATTAAACAGTGACGGTAACAGAGAACGTGGACGCTACGGCGAAGATTTAAAAAAGGAAAAGTAATGACAGAAGTAAAACTAGTATCATACAGCACACCAACAGAAGAATTTGCAAACGAAGGTATTGAAAACTTACAAGACCTCATTGCATTTTGTGCAAGGGTAAGCAATCCTACAGCACAAATTAATAGTGAAACAAGTGCAAAACTAATTAAGTATCTAATTAAACATGCACATTGGTCACCGTTAGAGATGGTTAATGCTGTTATGGAAATTGACACTACTAGAGACATTGCACATCAAGTTGTACGTCATCGTAGTTTTGCTTTTCAAGAGTTTAGTCAACGTTATGCTAACCCAGAAGAAATGGGCGAGCAATTTGTAATACGTGAAGCACGTTTACAAGACACTAAAAATAGACAAAACAGTATTGCTCTTGACTTAGAAGACCCTGCACAGGCCGCTATTGCCGATAGATGGGTACAAGAACAGCAAGATGTAATATGGAGAGCTCAACAAGCATATAATTGGGCTATTGAAGCAGGTATTGCAAAAGAACAAGCTCGTTGTGTATTACCAGAAGGAAATACAAAAACAAGACTCTATATGAACGGTACACTTAGAAGCTGGATACATTATATTGATCTAAGAGGCGCCAATGGAACTCAGCAAGAGCATATGGATATTGCACATGCTTGCGCCAAAGTCATTGCAGACATCTTTCCTTTAATGAAAGAACTTTAATTAAAAATGCCCTGCACTTAAAAAAAGTGACAGGGCACAAATTAAGGATGTCTATTCTATATTATTCATCTCCATATAGTTGTAATATTTCTTTGACTGCATTATGTCTTTCAATATCTCCTTGTTCAAAGCGGACTATGTCCAAATGATTTGCCTTAGAGGCTTCTAGTAGTTTCACAAAGTCTAGCAAGCCGTTATCTAGTAGTCTATCAGCCTGAGCTAAGTCGCCTGTGACTGCCATTCTAGATCCTTCTCCTAAACGTGTAAGTAACATTTTCATCTGATTTGGCGTAGCATTTTGCATTTCATCTGCCAGTATATAAGAATTTTTAAATGTTCGCCCACGCATAAATGCTAATGGAGCAATCTCAATTATGCCTTCTTCGATCATGCCTTCAATTTCTTTTGCATTAAAGTATTCTCTAAGAACATCAAATATTGGTCTTGTCCAAGGAGCCATTTTTTGTTCTAATGTGCCTGGTAGAAAACCTAAATCTTCGTCGACCGATACCGCTGGTCTTGTTACGATAATTTTATCAATAGCACCTTCTTTGAAAAGTTTTACCGCTACTTGCACAGCCAAAATGGTTTTGCCTGTTCCTGCTGGACCAATACCGAAGACTATGTCTTTCTTTTGATCTAACAGTCTTAACACGTAGGATTCTTGGTTTAAATTTCTTGGAAGTATGTTTACTGAAGTTTTCTTTTGATAAATGTTTATGTCTACTACATTGTTACTGTAGTTGTTTACGCTTTGTCTCTGACGAGACTTCTTTTTTGCACCCATTAAGTCCTCCCTATGGATTTATTAAGTAAGGCCTGTGTCGGGACACTGCCCTACAAAAATATTTAGCAATATAACGCAAGGTAAAAATACATTGTTAACTGCTTAAAACCGATAAATAAGTATACAAAGATATCAAGGATACCATCATGCAAGACATAATGAACATTGTAAAGAACATTGACAACATCTACAACAGCAATACATCATTTAATATTTTAAAGGATTTTGAACGTGTTTTAGATGAATTAGATCTATATGTGTATAAAAACTGGAAGGATGGCGAATTATGTGCTGGTCCTATTATAGATCGTCATTGGGTTACATGCTCATTTATGTGGGATAAAGATAACATGCCAGATCCAATGGGCGGCAAACGTTTACTTGATTATGATTGCAAAGTATCCTACGGTAAAGACTATCTTATTCAACCACGTAAAATTAAAGTACCAGACGATATTCGTCCTGGAACTAAGAAGGGTAAATTAGATAGAAAAGATATTTGGGTAGTAGAAATACAGATGCCTAAGAAACTTATAATAGATATTTACGGTGGTAAGTTTGCTACAGAAGAATATCAAGAAGAACCTGCCGTGGCACCAGATGTTGCTACAGCGCCGCAAGCGGCTGACGAAGCAGTACCTACGGCTCCAGAAGGAGAAACAGTATAATGGGATTACAAGCAGGAGATTTAAAAAACATGATGTATGATATCTTCGAAGTTGATTCGTATGCGTCTAAAATGGGCGATGATAAAAATATTGTTACACTAAGTTTTAGTGTAATGGAAAAGGCAGCGGCAGATGACTTAATGAACTTCTTAGAAAAAGGTTATTCATTTGTGTTAGATGCAGATGCAACACCGGGTGAGCAAAGTGACGGAACTTATAAAGTGTTTGTTGAAATGGAAAGAGACAAGGATGTCCACAATAACATTTTAGAAATCGTTGACGGTGTAAAAGAACTTTCAAACATAGATGATTTTAAATTCCGTTATTATAAAGGATTTAAATCAAAGTCTGTAACAGAAGAAGAATTAACAGCAACTATACCTAATGATCCAGCAAACTATGGACTTAGGGTAGATGAAACAAATTTAGACAATTATAAAAACTTCTTTAGTAATAGTTTTGTTGAAAGTGTCAATTTATTAGAAAACAAATTAACAATTAAAAAAGCATTTGCAGACCCGATTAAATTTGAACTTATTGACTTTGGCGAAAGAACTGAAGTGTATTCAAATATTAAAGAAACATTAGACATTATGGAATCGTATCCTGAAGTACTCTATTTGACAAAGTACTTAGGTGACTATAATATAAGTAAGTATGGAGACAAACTTGTCTTTGAAAATAAAGATAAGGCTCTCGTTTTAAAAAGGATCTAAAAATGAGTTTTGAATTACAAAAAGAACAATTAGCACAACTAATACCAGGTAACAACGATGTCGATTCGTGGCACGAAGCACTGGTTGCTATTATGCCTAAGTATGGTATTAATACTGTAAGACGTGCGGCACACTTTATAAGTCAGTGTGCTCATGAAAGTAACAACTTTCGTTCATTGCAAGAAAACTTAAACTATAGTGAAAAATCACTTAATGCTGTATTTGGTAGGTACTTTGGTACTGGCGTTCATCCAGCAGGACACACAAGACGTAATGCAGCTGAGTATGCTCGCAACCCAGAAAAAATTGCAAACTATGTATACATGGATGAATTCCGTAAGTACAAAATGGGTAACGTCAATGAAGGTGACGGTTGGTTATTTAGAGGCCGTGGCTTAAAGCAATTAACAGGACGCGAAAACTATACACGTTTTGGTAAAACTGTAGACATGACAGCAGAAGAAGCTGCTGAATACGTTGCAACACCTAAAGGTGCTGTTGAGTCAGCATGTTGGTTTTGGGACGCAAATAATTTAAACTCAATTGCAGACACTGATGATGTTGTAAAAATGACTAAAAAGATTAACGGTGGTAACATTGGTCTTGAGTCGCGTCAGAAGCGTTATACAAAAGCAATGGAAGTATTTGGTAACCCTGTATCATTAGCAGACGATCATGGAGATGATGATTTTGACGTAGATGATATCGGCGTACTACGTAAAGGTTGCAAAGGCGAAGGTGTTAAATTAATGCAGGAAGCATTAGGCATTGGAGCAGATGGAATCTTTGGCCCAGGAACAGAACGGGCATTAAAAGAGTGGCAGTCTAGCAAAGGCTTAGTAGTAGACGGCATTGCAGGCCCTGCAACACTCGGAGAACTTTTGGGGTAATAATTATGTGGAAAGAACAAGTTATGCAAGTACTGGAAGGTCATTTCGGTACTAAAAAAGAGATCACTGAAACAAGTCATTTTTTAGATGACCTAGACGGTGACGAAATTGATATAGTTGATGTAACAGTTCAAATATGTGAAAAGTTAGATATTAATATACCTGAAGAAGAAACATTTGATATAGGAACTGTACAAGAATTACTTGATGTAGTGGAGAAACACGTTGTTTAGCTCTATTCGTATAGCACTTGTACTAGTGCTACTTGCATCTGCCGGCGGCGGCTATTTGTATGTTAAAAAATTACAAGGCGACCTTGATACGGCAAAGGCTAATATTATAAAACTTGAAGATGGTATCAACGAACAAAAGGCTGTAATTGCACAACAAGAAGCAGACTTTGAAGCCATTATTAAGGTTAGAAATGATCTTGAAGATGTAAATAGAATGCTGGAGACTGCTAATAACAACTTAAATGAAAAGTTTAATAAGTTAAATGCATCCGGTGAAAGACGTGACATTGGTGCGTTATCAACATCAAGACCAAAGTCGATAGAGAGAATTTTAAATAAAGACGAAGTTAACGAAAGACGTTGTTTTGAAATTATACAAGGTTCAGAGTTAACTGAAGAGGAACTAAATGCTACAAAAAAGTCAAAGATCAATACTGTATGTCCTGAGCTTGCTAATCCTAACTACATTCCTTACTAGTTGTAGTACGATTCAGCCATTAGAAGTTTTCAAGACAGAAGTAGAACGACGACCTCTTAATTTGCCTTTACCTGCACCAGCAGAACTTGAACAAGTCCGTTGGATAATAATTAATCGAGAAAATGCTGAAGAAGTATTTGCAGATTTAGAAAAGAAAAACATTGATCCTGTTATAATAGGATTAACAGATGAAGATTACGAGAACTTCAGAAAAAATTATGCACAGATCCGTGCATATATGATAAAACAAAACTCAATCATTGACGCTTACAAAGAGTACTATGAAGGTGAGCAAGATGACCAAAAGGTTGACAACAACTAATAGTTTTGTTATAATACATTTTTAACTAAAAATTTATGAAAAGGATATACCTAGACTACGCATCGACCACTCCATGCGATCCGAAAGTTGCTAACTTAATGGCAAAATACCTCACCTTTGAAGGAGAGTTTGGTAACCCTGCAAGTAGAAGTCACAGTTTTGGTTGGGAAGCTGATCAAGCAATTGACACAGCAAGACAACAAGTAGCAGACCTTATTGGTGCTGACCCAAGGGAAATTGTATTTACAAGTGGTGCTACTGAAGCAGATAACCTTGCTATTAAAGGCACAGCACAATTCTACGAAACAAACGGCAAACACATTATTACAAGTAAAATTGAACACAAGGCAGTACTTGATCCTTGTAGAGAACTTGAACGTGATGGGTTTGAAATTACATATCTTGAACCAAATGATGATGGCATAATTACAGCAGATATGATTGCAAGTGCGATCAGAGAAGATACTATACTTGTAAGTATTATGTTTATTAATAATGAACTTGGTACTCTTAACGATATCGAAGGCATTGGTAAACTTTGCTTTGATAAGAAAATTACATTTCATGTAGATGCGGCTCAGGCTACAGGCAAAGTTGAAATTAACTTAGCAGAACTTCCTGTAAATTTAATGAGCTTGTCTGCACACAAAACATATGGTCCAAAAGGCGTAGGTGCATTATATATTCGCCGTAAACCACGTGCAAGAATAAGAGCACAAATGCATGGTGGCGGACACGAAAGAGGCAATAGAAGTGGAACGTTACCTACACATCAAATTGTAGGAATGGGCGAAGCATACAGAATTGCTAAAGAAAGATTTGAACAAGACAAGGCTCATGTAAATATGTTGCATGATCGCTTGTTAGAAAGAGTCAACAAAGTCGACGAAGTATATTTAAACGGAAGTCTTGATCACAAAGTTAAAAACATTCTAAATGTTAGTTTTAATTTTATTGAAGGCGAAAGTTTGATTATGGCTTTAGAAAATGTTGCTGTTAGTAGCGGTAGTGCATGTACAAGTGCAACACTTGAACCAAGTTATGTATTACGTGCTTTGGGCAGAGCAGACGAACTAGCACACAGTAGTATACGATTTAGTTTTGGAAGACAAACTACAATCGAAGATATTGACCAAACAGCAGACACATTATTAGACGTAGTTGAAAAATTAAGACAACTATCTCCACTATGGGACATGTACCAAGACGGCGTTGATATGGAAGCGTTCGACTGGGATGAGTACATGCATTAAGGAATTATTATGGCATATTCAGAAGAAGTAACAAAAAGGTTTAAAGGTGTATTATCAAATCCTGAAGGATTTAATGTAGGAAAGTTTGATCCAAAAGATCCTAAAGTAGCAACAGGAATGTCCGGAGCGCCGGCCTGTGGTGATGTAATGCGTCTACAACTTAAATTAGACGAAGATGATAAAATTGAAGATGTAGTTTTTAAAACATATGGTTGCGGAAGTGCTATAGCAAGTTCAACAATGTTTGTTGAAATGCTTAAAGGTAAAACAGTAGACGAAGCAAGACAAATTAAAGATAAAGATATTGCAGAAGCATTAGATTTACCACCAATCAAAATACATTGTTCTGTACTAGCAGAAGATTCAATTAAAAAAGCTATCGACGATTGGGATAAAAAGAGAGAAATAAGACAGCACAACGGAGGACCTAAATAATGCCAGCAAAATTTAAACCATCACAAACTATTAGAGATAAGGCCTCTGGTAAAAAGAAAACACAACACTATTACTTAAAGTCAACTCCAACTATTGAACTTACAGATTATTTAGAAAGCAGTAATGCAAGACCAAAAATAAAAGTTAAGGTCCAACGGGAACTTATTCGTAGAGGAGTAAAATGAACTGGTGGGATCGATTCTTAGAGTGGGGTTGGCAAAGAGAAGCCAACAGGCAATTCGCTCAGGCCCAAGCAACTATAGACGATATAGGTCACATTACTAAGCCTGCA